GGCTTTGGCTCGTGCTATGGCTTACACCAAGCAGACTAAGGCTGCTGCAATCCTGAACAACGGCTTCGACTCCGCCTATACTGGTGGCGACGGCGTTGAGTTGTTCTCGACTGCTCACCCCCTAGTTTCTGGTGGCACCAACAGCAACGAACCCGCAACTCCTGCTGACCTTTCTGAGACCTCCCTTGAGGCCGCTGTTATTCAGATCGCTGCTTGGACGGACGAGCGTGGCCTGCTGATTGCTGCAAAGCCGCGTAAACTGGTCGTTGCTCCTTCCAATATGTTCGTTGCGACTCGAATCCTCGAGACGGAACTGCGTGTTGCTACGGCTGACAACGACATCAACGCTCTGAAGAGCAATGGTTCGATCCCAGAGGGTTACACCGTTAACCACTTCTTGACCGATCCTGATGCTTGGTTCTTGACGACTGACGTTCCTAACGGTCTGAAGCACTTTGTTCGTACCCCATTGGCTCAGTCAATGGACGGTGACTTCGACACAGGTAACGTTCGTTACAAGTCCCGCGAGCGTTATTCGTTCGGCTGGTCTGATCCGCTAGGCGTCTTTGGTTCACCGGGCGCTTAAGTTGTAGGAGGGGGGTTGCAAAACCCCCCTTTTGTTGTATTCTGTGAGGACTAGGATTTTACTCGTACCGACTGACCTAGCAGACTTAGTAGAGAGGGTACGAGGATGTGCTACTACACGAGGACAATATGGCAACTACTACCTTTTCCGGCCCAATTAAGGCTGGCGATATTTCTAATACTACCGGTACCACGGTAGGCACTAATGTACGTAACGTAGGCTCTGTTTTGATGGCTCAGTCCGCTGTGATTGACATCATCGGAACTTCTGTTAACACCACTGTTGCAGTTCTTCCTGCTAACTCGCAGGTCGTTAACTGTATCCTGAATATCACTACTGCAAACGACGATACCAATGCTGCTTCAGTAACGGTTGGCGTGACCGGTAACACCAATGCTTTCCTAACTTCTACCAATGCTAAGGCTGTGGCTCTTACTCAGTCTACCGCTATTGAGGCTGTTGGTACGGACGTAGGCGCTAATGGTGCAGAAGTCGTGGCTTATTTCACGGCTACTGACGGTGACGGTACAAACGGTGTAGCAACGGTTACGGTTCTTTACATCCAAGATAACAACTTAGTGTAATAGGAGGCTGACATGGCTTCCATGCAATATGATGTATTTGGCACAAAGCCGTTAACTGCTACTGGTAATTTCAAAGACCAGAACAATAACGACATTAACCGGACTCGTATCAAAACCGTGTATGCGGTTAACGGTGCGAGCGCTGGTTCTGTTGTTATTCGTGAAGGCGGCGCTAGTGGTGACATTGTGCTGACTGTAGATACTGCTGCAAGCGGTACGGCTGGCTATACCATCATTCCTTTACCGGGTGAGGGTATTCTGGTTAAAACCGGTACGCTACACGGCACCGTTACTAACACAACTTCAATGGTACTTTTCTACGGATAACCAAACAAATGCAAAATCAAAAAGGTTACACGTTGGCAGGCCGGAAGATCTTTTTCGGTATCCCTGCTTACGACCACAAAGTTTCACTCAAACAAGCCATTTCTTTGATGCGGTTTGCCCAACAGGCACCTGCTCACGGGATTGACATTACGATTGGAAGTATTTGTGGGTGCTCGGTAGTATCACGGGCACGTAATCTTTTAGTTCAGGACTTCCTAGAGTCTGATGCAACGGATCTGATGTTTATTGATGCCGACATCAACTTCCAACCAGAAGACGTTATTCGTTTGCTGGCTTGGTTGTCAGAACCAAATATTGATATTGCTGCTGGTATTCCGTGCGCTCGTAAGGCAGAGAAAACCTACATTGTTACGCTGGATGAAGATGGAAACGGCGTCACAATGAATGGCATGGGGCTAGTACGTGCCCAGCGGGTGGCTACTGCCTTTATGATGATTAAGCGAGAAGTCATTGAGAAGTTGGTTAAAGACAACCCACAATGGCACTATTGGGACGATAAGACCCAGCGCACGCTGTCTGCGGTCTTTGACTTTGCGGTAAAAGACAACTCATATGTAGGCGAGGATTACTTGTTCTGTGATCGCGCCCGTGCAGATGGGTTCCAAGTCTGGGTTGATCCAACCATTAAACTAGGCCACATGGGCGTACAAGAGTACGAGGGAGACTTTGGAAACGAAGCCTTCTACCCCCGGCTTGTTAAAGACGAGAAGATTGCAAATGGCTAAGACTCCTGCGTGGCAACGCAAAGAGGGAAAGAACCCAAAAGGTGGGCTAAACGCTAAGGGGCGGGCATCGTATAACGCTGCTAACCCCGGTAAGCCCGGACTCAAGGCTCCACAGCCAGAAGGTGGCGCTCGTAAGAAATCATTCTGTGCCCGTATGACGGGTATGAAAAAGAAATTAACTAGCGCTAAAACCGCTAACGATCCAAACAGCCGTATCAACAAGAGCCTACGGGCGTGGAAGTGCTGATATGGAACAGTTTTTCCTAGTTGGGTGGTCTGCTTTACTAACCGCTTTTGTGGCGGTAGTTGGGTTTATTGCCCGTGAAAAGAACGAGAAGTTAAAAGATCTCGAAGATAAAGTTAACAACGCTAGAGTGGAGGTGGCCCGTGAAAACGCTACTAAAACAGAAATTGCACAACTTGTTGAACACTTTGACACAAGGTTTAACCGCCTTGAAATCAAAATTGATGGCCTTATTTCAAAGGGGTAAGTGATGGCTGACGATAAAAGAGTCGAAGGTCGTACCACTTACATAGAAGAAAACATGCCAGACGGTATGCTAAAGAAAGCCGTTGTTGGCGTTAGTAAATTAGGTGATGCCGTGGGATTTACTCAAGAAGATAAGTACAAGGGTAAAACCAGAGAAGAGATAGCCAAGAAACCCACGCCTGAGAAAAAGCGGGCTGGTGGGGTAGTTGGTTCGGCTTCTAAGCGTGCCGATGGCTGTGCTCAACGTGGTAAAACTCGCGGAAGGATGGTTTGATATGGGTATCAAAGATATTGTCGGTGCATTTGGGATTCTTCCTCGCATGGCGGTGAAGGCTTACGACAAACAAAAAGATAAAGCCGATGCCCTTGAGGCAGAAAATGCTATGTACAAAGAAGCCAATCAAGCACGCGAACCACGTCTTGTGGGAATGAAAAAAGGGGGCAAAGTATCGTCCGCTTCTAAACGTGCCGATGGTTGTGCTACTAAAGGTAAGACTCGCGGAAAGATGGTGTGATATGGGAATGAAATCTGGAACAGTAACCGCAGAGCCGGGTGCATCGTCTGGTGGGGGTAGTGGAGTGATGGGTACTCTACTTTCTAATATGCAGTCTGCTGGCGTTGATATGACTGGTGGAACCGCCCCAGATGAAGGGATAAAGAAAAAACTTCGTGACTTAGGTATCGAAGTTTATAAGAAGGGCGGTAAGGTAAAGTCTGCTTCTGCCCGGGCTGATGGGTGTGCTATTCGGGGTAAGACTCGTGCCTAGTGTTTCAGCCAAGCAAGAAAAGTTTATGCAAGCGGTGGCTAACAATCCAAAGTTTGCAAAAAAGGTGGGCGTACCAACGTCCGTAGGCAAAGAGTTCACTAAAAAGGAAGGTGGAGTCATGAAAGAGTCAAAGGCAATGATGAAGAAAGAAGTGTCTTTTATGAAAAAGAAGGGCGCTCCCAAATCAATGGTCAAGCATGAGATGGCTGAGGCTGGGATGAAGAAGATGAAGTCAGGTGGTTTGGCTGGCGGTCATAAGTCTGCTGATGGCGTTGCTATGAAAGGCAAAACCAAAGGTCGTCAGGTCGCTATGAAGAGTGGCGGCTACATGAAAGGCAAGTGCTAAATGCGTCCGAGCCGGGGGATGGGTGTAATTAACCCATCCAAAATGCCAAAGGCCAAGACGATCACCCGTAAGGATGATCCGAATGAGGTCAAGATGTATGCCAAGGGCGGTGAGTCCAAGGTAAACGAGGCTGGTAATTACACCAAACCCGGTATGCGTAAGTCGTTATTTGAGCGGATTAAGGCTGGCGGTAAGGGGGGTGCTCCGGGTCAATGGAGTGCCCGTAAGGCCCAGATGTTGGCTATGCAGTATAAGAAAGCAGGCGG